GTACCGTCTTGTTTTATAGCGCGTAAACACAATGATCAATTGTGTCAAACTAGGTAGGTGGTTACAGCTAGCTAGCTCCCCACTCGGCTAAATGTCTTTAGATATGAGACATTAAAAGCCAACGACGCCGGACTCGAAGGTCCTCAACGTCACCAGGAATGGAATTGCCCAAGTCTTCGGAAGTTAGGATGAAACTCGAAGGGTCCCGTTTAAATGGGGTCCAAGGATCATCTTCACACTGGGGATAAACTGTCCCAGGGCGCTTCCCAGATACTAGATTTCTCAGGTATCTGCAACCTTCAACCAACACACCCTCATCTCGATACTTCGGGACGACAGTCTGTAAGTTGTATAACGGCTGTTGAGTATCAGGGTCCCACTTTACTGATCGAGAAAAACGAAGTACTTCCTCGTAATCAGTAACCCCGTCTCGTTTGAAACCGAGAACGGGAGAATCTGCCCCAACAAAGGGTACTTCCCAGTAGTGCTTACGCACCAGATTCTGTAGGCATTGCGAAGTTTTATAAAGGCCTCGTTCATAAAACTGGGCCTCTTTCGCAATTAAACTGAGCAAAACTGTTGTATTGCTCCTTTCCTGGTTGTTGCTGGGTACATAATTAACGTACACGGGGGTAACATCCACCCCGTTATACGCGTGGATGCCACATGACTCTCTGAACTGGCCTCGGATGAAACTTTTATCAACATTAAGTTTCATACCGAACAACGGCAGGTAATCATAAATTGCCTGAGTTGCTACAGTAGGGATAATGATATCATCACCGTACACGTAGACCTGTTTCGATAGATTTTCGGAGTCTTCTACCGATGATAGCTTAATAATCGAGCGGATCAGTGCCCAATGTACGACAGCCATCACAGGGAAACACACACCAGAGCCCATAGGTGCAAACTTATTGGCATAGAGAATGTTATCATCAGGTAGACGTATTAACCTGGTGGACACAGAATCTAACTGGTGGAATATTGGTGTATTAAGAAATAACAGATGCACCAATAACCGTGCTACGCGATCACTTGCTTCGTTAGCGTCCAGGGTTGCAAATTCCTGGGTGATCGATGCGGCAAGAGCGAGATTTCGATTAAGCTCTTGTGAAGTAAAATTAATTCTACCGCGTGTAGCAGGATGCGATTCTAGCAATTTATAGAGAAATCTCTTAATTGCTTGCTGAAAGAATTGCATTTCGTTTTCCTCAATACATATCCCTCGCGGCTTACCCAAGTATTTTGGGATTTGCTTATAGCGAGATTCAGCTTCTTCCTTCACAGGAAGGGACATGTATTTTCGTGCGTCCTCGACAGGATCCCAATAATGGAAGTAGTATGAGTTTAAATAATCAAACTCTTCGTCGAGTTCCGTATAAACAGTATGCGGCACAAAACGCAAGTGTTTGTCCACCGGTGTATTGGTGGCACCCGGCCCTGGTCGGGGTTTAAACATATCTGGGCTTAGCTCTACGTCTTTGAACAAAGATGTAATAAGAGCTTGGGCGTTCGTTAAAATTGGTTTAAGCGGCTCGGATTGGAAATCTATCAATCCTAACGAGCTATCAACTTCAACAAAACTACGGAGGTTTTCCCGTAATACAGTTTCATGATATGGCCCTCTAAGTTTCTTAAAGAGTACACAGACTTGATAGATCTGTGCAAATGCCATTTCATGGTTTTCTCCCTGATTATACACCTCAGAGAACAGCCGGCCTAGAAAGGCAGGGTATTCAGCACGGGAGGCTTTACGCCAACCGTTGTAGGAGGGTTTACCGCCTTGTGTCCAGCAAAATAAAGAGGACATGAGGTCAGGTAAAGATTTGGAGAGGAAACCTAGGCGTTCGTGATTAAGCCGTTTAACAAAAGTGGCTAAGTCACGTGCCTTGTCAACGCTCCTATAACAGGGGTTAATGTTAACAAAATCAGCAAGTAGGGCTTCAATTATCGCAATGAAGTTATCGCGATGAGCCCGATAGAAATCATCAATCTTGCTGGTCTTGCCGCTTGATTGCGTACGTTCTTTGGCTATTCTGATCTGCATATTCATGCTAAATCTCCAGCCATGTACACATTCACAGCCTAAGTGATCATACTGATTATAAAATAAATAAAATCAGCAATCTCGTGAAGAAATGATATGAGCTGGTCAATTAATTCTGGCCAGAGCTCTTTCAGATTCTCAAGAGATAATTCCACCATTAGATCTCACCGCGCATAGATGCCGCGGTGAACCCAGTCTCGCTTGCTGCGCCGATAGCAATAATAACTTGCTTCTCGACGTCAGCTAGGGCGTGTTTGGGATGGTGTTGGACCGTGATGTTAACCACAATCGGATCTAGCGCCGGATCATTGTCACCGGGATTGGTCAGAGCTACTTGCTCAGAGCGCTGAAGAAGGTGCCTCTCACGCCCGTTTTTCTGGGTAGAGTGGCCTGTCTTCAAACGCGATACTGCCGAGGCAGTCGCGGCGGGCTCAGTATAAAGGCCCCCAATTTCGCCAGGAATTTGACGCAGCCAATCGAAAGTTCGATCATCTGTGCCATCGTTGATCACCAGAGGGGTTGTAAATAGTCCCATGGACTTACTCCTTATATAGGTAAAAGCGGTAACGTCGCTTGATTCACGCCGGGATATCCGGTAGAGTCAGTGAAATGAGTTAGAGTATACATCTCGTAAGTGCAGCCATATTAAGCCATTGTTTCATACTTGGCATTCTAAAGCTGGGAAGTACGGCCCCATAATAAGGGTAACATACCTTACGAGTGTAGAGACGAGAATTCACGCCGGCAACAGGGTGTTTCCCTGATGGGGCGTATGCGCCGTTTAAGACGCAATGGCCACGATAAGTTGTACCGTAGGCCGAATACTCGTTTTCGTCAGCATCGTAAACGTAACCTTCGTGCTTCTGAGTCAGTAAGCTTTCGCAATACTGATCTGGAAGTAAGGTCACATTAGGATCTGTACGAATCAATGAAAGAGTCTGGCCGATATTACAAAAATAATCGGCCAAAAAGCTGAATGGAATAGCATTCCATACAGCCTCCGCGGTAAGTCCCAGACCCCAATAACGGGTGAAAGCGTCTAAAAAGCTCCTTGCTTCGTAGTTGTATCTATACGATAAGGTTGCTGTAAAGCGCGTCTGGTACAAATAGCCAGAATACAGCACTACATAGGGGATGAGCGATTTCTCATGCTCAAAAGTCTCAGAATAATGTCGAACATTATCACTGAGTCCCTCTAGCTGAAACTGGTCTTGGGCAGCCATAACAATCTCTTTAAGTTCTTGATGGATTGTTACAATATCACTAACAAATGGCTTAATAGCGTATTCGTTAGTGAGATGTGCTGCGGCAATCGGTTTGGACAAGTCGAACTTCTTGTACTTCTTTGTCTCAAACCTCCATCGACGAAACGAATTACAAAGTTTCTTCAATGGCTTATTAAGGACGAATTTGAAAATGTCCTTAAAATCCTTTAGCTCAAATATAAAATTGAGCATGGAAATATTGCCCTCGAACTCGGGTTGAAAATTTAACCAAGCCCTTGAACGAGCCCCGCGTAGGTCAATGTTAGGGTGCGAAAGCACCGCAGACATTGACGAGAGATAACTTGGTAGAAAACGATAATGCTTATAAACATAGCATATCTCACCCCAATTTGGTTTACGTAGGACCCCGGAAACGGGGTAATTTATTCCTCCTACGAACCAATGGTCGCAATCGTTAAAACGAGGCGGCTTATTGTGGGTGCACCAAATTTTCTCCGTACCAAGAAGACTACCTGACATGGTCGATGAGATTAATAATTGACCCTCTGCATCACATTCAAATGCATAGTCAGGTGTAAGATGCTCAAAAGCATCTTGGATTACAAGACGGGAATAAGCAGCAACCGAATAATATCCCGGTTGTCCTGTAAATCCCCAGTCTACACCAACGGTACGTTCTTTCATAACTCTACTCCAGTTAACATTGTCAGTGCCCCCCCAATGGGGG